TTATGGTTGGTGGTGGTAACTTCACATCTGCTTCACTCGCCGCAGGAGGTGGGGGTGGTTCAGGTGGTGGTGCTCAAAAAGCATTTGAAACAATATCTGTTTCTGGTCAATCCGATGTAGTTGCTGATTCTGCTACCGATACATTAACATTAGTTGCTGGTTCAAATATGACACTTACCACAAGTGCTGGTGGTGATTCTGTAACATTTGCATCATCTGGTGGTGGAGGAGGTGGAAGTGGAACAAATAGTGGTAGTTATATGTTTACTCAAGCTGGAGATTCTACAAGTTGGGCAATAACTCATTCATTAGGAACTAAATATAATGCTATAACTGTTTATGATGATAGTGATCAAGTAATTATTCCAACTGATATAACTGCTGATGATACTAATCAAACCACAATAGGATTTTCTTCGGCAACTTCTGGTTATGCGGTAATAAATTCAGGAGGAACAACAGGTACTGTTACGAGAGTTTCTACAGATGGCGCACATATACATACTCAGGCAGGAGATTCTACAAATTGGGCAATAACACATTCATTGAATAGTAAATACCCAAATGTTACTGTATATGGTGATGATGATGAAGTTATGATACCAACTAGTATTAAAGCGGATTCAGTTGATTTGGCTACTATAACTTTTAGTAGCGCAACTTCTGGTAAAGCTATTTTTTCTAATGGTGGTAATCTTAGTGGTTCATTGACATCTACTGGTTCATTTGGAAGAGTTGATGCTCAAGATGGATTTTATGATGGTGGAACAAAGCTAAATGTACCTGATTATGTATTTGAACCTGATTATGAATTAAAATCAATTTCTGAATTGGAAATCTTTGTATCTGAATCAAAACATTTACCAAATGTTCCTGATATGGATGATATGAAGAAATGGAAAACTTTGAGTGTGGGTGATAGGGATATGTTGTTGTTAGAAAAGATTGAGGAGTTATCTTTATATGTTATTGAATTAAATAAAAGACTTGAAAAGGTAGAAAAGAATGAGTAGTAAAGGTAAAATACTTTATATTTATATACACAAACTAATTATTTTGGAGATTTAAAAAATGGCTAATAAATATTATATAGCTACAAATACTGGTAAAGGGTTTATTACACATGAAGATCAAGGTGTTGCACAAATTAGTGGACATCCAGCAAATATTTGGGTGACTGATGAAGTTAATTCTGCATGGGCTTCTCGTGTAGGTGCTACTGAAAAAACTAAAGAAGAAGCACAAAATATTTTGGATGCTACTTTAGTTGATGACTCAGGTAATAGATTAACAGTAATATCATCTTCTTATATAGGATCAGGTTCAGAGGCTTCTAGAACTGATCTTACTGAAGATGATTATAAATTTACTGATACTGGTGTTTTAGTGACTTATGAATTACCATAAATTTAGTTGTTTTTTAGTAAAAAAATAGTTATATTTTAGTTATATTAACAGGAAATAGTTATGAAAAATAAAAAGAAAAAGAAAAAGAAACATGATGTATCATTAATAGCCGCAACTGATGATTTAAAACCAATTTTAAGTGAATTAAATTCAGAAGATTCAAAAGCTATTTATCAGATAAGAGATGAGTTAGCTAGTAATTGGAAAAAGAAGCAAATATTTCGTACTGAAACAGAAATGAGAATTTCAGTATTGAATGATGCTAAACATCCTACTGCTGCTTCAAAGTATTGGCAATCTGTTCGTGAAATGGGTTCAATGTTTGATTCACTTATAGGTTTATCTTTTGATCTTAGACGGCATACCATTTCAGAAAGAAAATTAAAATTAGCTATGGAACAGGCTATGGATGAAGGTGATGATATGTTAGTTGAAGAACTTCAGATAGATTTAGATGAAGCTGCTTGGAGTAGAGCTAATATGCATCAAACTGCTGGTGATAGAGTTAGAGAATTAAAATTATGGTCACAAATTAAATCTGAGCTTGAAGATGGATCATTTGATACAGATGATGTAAATGAACATCAAGCAATTTCTTATGCACATAGATTAGAAAATCGTGTTAGAGCTTTATCAGAACATTCTGAACCTTCTGAGGTTTTAAATGCGGCTGGTCCATTAGAAACATTAAAAAGACTTGCTACTGATGATGGTAAAATAAAGAGATTTGATGGGTCAACTCCACAACTTTCTGGTGGAGAAGTTAAAAAATTAAAAGAGTAACTAATGGTTACAGATTTTATTCTTAGAAGAGAACACGCATTAAGCAAAGAAGTCTGTGATAAATTAATAACTCTTTTTGAAGAGAGCACTGATTTACATTATAATGGTGTGGTTGGAAGAACTTCAACGGAAGATGAAGAAGGACTATTCACAGGAGCTTTAGATGAGATAAAAAAATCTACTGATATGACATTTGGTCCGCAAATGCTCGATGATCCAATTTGGGGAGATATACTTAAAGAAGAAATAATTCCAGTATTGGAATCGGCAATAGAGGATTATAAAAGATATTGGTATGTGGGTTGTGATAATATTGATAAATTTGTAATAAGTACTTTTTTTAATTTACAAAGATATAATCCTGAAGAAGGTTATAAGGTATTTCATTGTGAACGCTGTAATAATCAATTTTATAATAGAACTCATGCTTGGTTGATATATTTAAATGATGTTGAAGTGGGTGGTGAGACCGAGTTTTATTATCAACAACATTTTGAACGGGCTGAGGCTGGAAAATTAGTTGCGTGGCCAGCTGACTTTACTCATATGCATCGTGGTATAGTTGCTCCTAATGAAACAAAATATGTTCTTACTGGATGGTTTGGATTCGAAGGAATGCTTCCGATAGAATACGAAGATGGTAGTAAGCCGACACTTTATGTGGATGAACGTAGTCATTTAATAATTATGGATGAAAAAGATGACTGATTCTCCCACCATTCAGTATAAACCTACTATTTCAAGTCCAATAAATTGTGATTTTGGTGATTTTTATTATTTTAACGATGTATTTACAGAAGAGTTAATTGAAAAAACACATAAAATGATTGTTTTGAATCGTTATGTTTTAAAAAAAGGTGAAACTGGTTATGGAGAAAATACAGATAGTGAAAAGACAAATAATAGAGATATTGCGTATGTCCCATATGTAGATCATTCTGAATGGGTTTATAAATTTTTATTAGATTTAGTTTTACAGGCAAATAAAGAGATTTTCCAATTTGATATTCAGACTATAACAGATAATCTTCATTATGTAATTTATCCTACTGATGGTGGACATTTAGATTGGCATATGGATATAGGTCAAGGTAAAGTTAATAATAGAAAGCTTGCTTGCACTGTACAGTTAAGTGATCCAAATGATTATGAAGGTGGGGATTTTCAAGTATGGTATGGTGGTCATAAAGGTTTTATTACATTACCAAGAGAAAAAGGAGATGTATTGATTTTCCCAACTTTTTATCTCCATAGAGTAACACCAATAACTAAGGGTGAAAGAAGAGCACTTGTTTTTTGGACAGGTGGGGAGCCATTTAGATAATGTTAGATTTTAAAGTAGATGAAATTGATTTATTTCCAAATCATATTTGGGTAAGTGAAATTAGTAATATTGATAATGAAAGTATAGCTGAATATGTAAATAAAATAAAAGATCATGATCCAAAAGGTATCGGTAGGTCAAATATAGGTGGTTGGCATTCACATTCATATGAAGTATTAGAACCATTAGCTGATGATTTAAAAAATCTACTTGAAGAATCAACTGAATTTGTAAATGATTATTGTGCAGAAAAAACTAAAGTTTCTGATTTGATGATTGGTAATTATTGGTTTATAGTAAATTCAAAATATAATTATAATGCATATCATAATCATCAAGGAAGTTTTTTATCAGCTGCTTATTATGTTCAAGCCGAAGGTGATGTTGGACAATTTTTTATAGAAAGAGGTGATAGTGCTGAATATTATTTTAAAGATAGAACAGGAAAATCAGAGTTTACAGCAACCAATTTTAATATTGTACCAAAAACAGGAAATTTTATATTATTTCCATCTTGGTTAAAACATGGTGTTGGTCAAAATTTAACTGATAAAGATAGAATTGTATTATCAATTAATTATGTATTACCTCTTGATGTTACAGGAAAGAGGTATGAGGAAATAAAAGTAGGAACCAATAGGTGAAAAAAGATAAGAAGATAAAGGAATCTATAGAAGATTCTAATAAATTATATATAGAAGATTATAATGTTTTTCCAATACCAATACGGACATTGGAGATGCCTCCAGAATATTCTGTTGTTTGTAATTTCTTTGATTTACAAACTCATCATCATCATAAAACTTCTGATAGTAAAAATTATGGAACTCATTCAAAGAATAGTTATATATTGGATGAACCAGAATGTGTTGAATTTAAAGAATATATATTAAAAGAAGCGAAAAATTATAATGATACATTATTAGGATATGATGTTGATGAGTGGCAGTTTTCACAAACTTGGGTTTCTCATAAACATCCTGGACAAATGCATGTTGCACATACTCATCCTAATAGTGTAATATCTGGAGTATTTTTTTATGGGCATTCTGAAGAAAAAACACCTTCATTAACATTTCATAAACCATCAGTTTCTTATCAACAAAATACTATAGATGTATTGCAAATAGATGGAAGTGATATTCCAAATACTTGGACTTCATTTAGTTTTAATTTTGCTCCAGGATCGTTAATATTCTTTCCATCTTGGTTTACACATTCTGTTGAAGAAAATACTACAAGAAAAATAAGAAGCAGTGTAGCTATGAATATATTACCAAAAGAAAAATTAGGCTCTGAGGGAAATTTAACACAATTATTATTTAATAGGGTTATCTAATATGAAAAATAAAACAAAAAAAACTGAGGGGGCTAGTTGGTCTTCTTATAAAAAAGCTCCAAAAAAAATATCACAATCTGAAATTGAAAAGAAGGATGTGAAAAAAAGTAAATCAATTGAAAAATATTTAATATGGCATATAGAAGGTGGGGTGGGAAAACATGTTGCTGCTACTTCTGTATTACCATTTTTAAAAGAAAAACATTATGATAGAAAGTTTATTCTTGTTGCTGCTTGGCCTGAGATTTTTTTGAATCATACATCAATAGATAGACTTTATACACTTGGACAAACACCTCATTTTTATGAAGATTATATAGAGAATAAAGATACTATAATATATAAACACGAAGCTTATAATCAAACTGCGCATGTACATAAGTCTAAGCATTTGATTCATAATTGGTGTGATTTAATGGATTTGGATTATTCTGAAGAAAAATATATGCCGGCAGTTGTATTGAATTATGCACAGCAACAATTAGCTAAAAGATGGATTAGAGAAAAGCCAACAATGGTTTTGCATACTCATGGTGGTCCTTATGTTGGACAAAAATTTGCATATAATTGGTGTAGAGATATGCCAATAGAACTTGCACAAGAAATAGTGAATAATTTTTCTAATGAATATCATATATTTCAAGTTTGTAGACCGGAATCTCCTATTTTAAATGGTGTCGAAAGAATTGATGAAAATTTGAGTAATATAGAATTATTTTCAATATTAGCTACATCTACAAAAAGAGTATTAATTGATAGTTGTTTACAACATGCGGCACGAGCTTTTCTATTACCATCAACAGTTCTTTGGATAGGGACATCACCAAAAGTTTTTGGATATAAATATCATAATAATATTATTGCAAAGCAACCAACTAGAGCAAATCAAATTATGAATAGTTATGTATTTGATTATGGGTTTGATAGTAATGTTCATGAGTGTCCATATACAACATATACAGATATTTTTGAACCACATATAGTAATTAGAAATATTAAAGCTGATTGATGTTATTAATGGGAATATGTAATATAATTATATTTATTCATATATGAAGATTTATTCAGCAGATATTACAGGAAGCACAGCGACAAAAGTACAGGCATTTGATACTGATCCAACTACGCCGGCTATATCTGATGGTTCCTTTTGGATAAACAGAGGTGGTGCATTAAAATTTGCTTATCTGAGTTCAAGTATAGCATCAGCTGCTTGGTCTGTTGGTGGAGCAATTGCAACAGGAGCTGGAACAGGCGCCGGAGGATCTGGAGGTGGACAGGACAGTGCAATTCATGTTGCTGGTGGATCGAATCATGGTACAATAAAAGCTGAATCATATGAATATGATGGAACGACTTGGACGGATGGTGTTGATGTTACGGTTTCTCGTGGTTCAACAGCTGGTGCTGGTGGTCAAAATGCGTTTGTATTATTTGGTGGGGTAGAAGGTTTTATTAGACCAGATACGCTGGATTATACTTGTACAGAAGAATTTAATGGTTCAGCTTGGGCTACTTCTAATGCTATGAATGTTGGTCGGTCTTTCCATGGAGGAGATGGAACTCAAAATGCAGCTCTTGCTGTAGGGGGTCTGAAATGTTCTAGTAATTATGCCAATACCCCATACTCTTGTGTAGAAGAATATAATGGTACAAGTTGGACAGCAGTTAATAATATAAATAGATCGGCTCCTGGGAAAGATAATATTGCTGTGGGTGGTAGTCAAAATGCTGCGTTGGCTTTAGGTGGTGCCTGTGCTTGTTATTCTGGTTATTCCTTAAGAGCAACTATTTTTTCTCATCCAAATTATACAATGACATGTGCTGAATCATATGATGGAACTAGTTGGTCTAATATATCAAATCTTCCTAGCAAAAGAAGTGCGGCTGCAGCTGGTGGAACACAAAATGATGCTTTTCTAGCTAGCGGAGGTAGCTACAATTCTTACTGTACAGCTGTCATTTTATGGAACGGTAGTGCTTGGTCAACTGGCGCATCAAGTGTTCATCCCGGATTCGCTCGGGGTAGATCTAGTGATGGTAGTTCTAATGCAGTTTCCATTTTTGGTGGATATCCAGGTCATTGTTGTACTGAACATTATGACAAATCTTTGACGAATAATTTAGAATCAAAAGAAATTGTTGCTAAATCTGGTTTGGTATCTTCATCAGCTGCTTTTGGAATGCTTTCACAAGATGGTGCACATAGAAGTGGTTCATTTAATGCTTCTTTTACTGGTAATTTAACAGGTAATGTAACAGGTAATGTAACAGGTACTGCTGATACAGCAACTGTAGCAACTACAGTTACTATTACAGATAATGAATCTACAAATGAAGAAAATGCTATTATCTTTACTGCAGGTGGTGATGTAGATGGTGGAAATTTAGGATTGGAATCTGATGGTGATTTAACATATAATCCAAGCACAGGCACACTTTCTGCTACAGTATTTAGTGGAGATGGTGCTAATATAACAAATGTTGCAACACCAAGTAATTTAACTATTACTGGTTCGATTAAATTACAATCAACTGAACCACAACAGATTCCATTATTGACAGCCGATCCTCCAATCACTTCATTAGGTCCTGGTTCTCTTTGGATTAATAGACTTACAGGTTGTCTTAATTATTCTTATTTAAGTTCAAGTGCTACAGATAGAGTATGGAGTGCTGGAGGAACTGTTGGAGATACAACTTTTCGGAGTAGTGTTCTTGGAAGCCAAAATGCAGCGGTTTTAGTTACAGGTCAATATAAGAGTGGTAATGCTAACCAATGGTATATTGGAACTGGAACTAAGGAGTATGATGGATCATCATGGACATCTTCTAATAATCAAGGTAAAACCCTGTCATTCCGAGGAGCTACTGGAAATCAAAATGCTGGTTTAGCTTTTGGTGGCGCTAAACAAGGTCCATTTTTTGGTGCACCAGGAGATTGTAATGCGACTGAAGAATATAATGGTTCATCTTGGTCTAATTCTGGTAATATGCCTTATTCTAGAGGAGATGGTGTAGGGGTTGGAAATCAAAATTCTACTATTGCATATGGATTTTCTTGTATTCCTTACCAAGGTTATGAAATGCCTTATTCTAATTGGATCGCCTGTTCTGAAACTTTTGGTTATGATGGTAGTGCATGGGTTCAATGTAATGATAATATATTAAATTCGAAAGGTGGGAGAGCAAGATTTGGAACAGTAAATGCTGCTGTAGCTGCGGGGGCTTATCCTAATTGTGGATGTGTTGAGGATTGGGATGGTACTTCTTGGGCTACAGGAACAGAAATGGGTCAGACAGTTATGGCTCGAGGTGGTGCTGGAACCCAAAATTCAGGTGTGGCTTGGGGTGGTAGTACTGTAAGTGGTAATTCATTTACTAATATTGCTAATACAGAATTATGGAATGGTACAGCTTGGTCTGCTGGTCCAAATATGGCTACGGCTAGGAATCGTACAGCACATCTTGGAACAGATACAGCAGCTCTTGCTGTATCAAGTGGTACGCCGGCTTGGGTAAATAATTGTTGTACTGAAGAATATACTGAAGGATCATTAGATACGACATTAGTGCAAACTATTAGTAGTTCTGCATATAGTTATTAAGGATAAAAAAATGTTAATAGAATTTGAAGATATAATTGAAGTAGTGTTAAAACATGAGGGTGGATATGTAAATGATCCTAAAGATCCGGGAGGTGAGACTAACTTTGGAATTGCAAAACGTAGTCATCCTGATGAAGATATAAAAAATCTAACTGAAGATAAAGCAAAAAAAATCTACAAAAAACACTACTGGGATAGAAATAAAGTAGAAAGGTTATCTGAGGATTTACGTCATATTTATTTTGATATGTGTGTGAATCAAGGTAAGAATAGAGCAGTTAAAATTCTACAACGAGCAGCTAATGCTAAAGGTGCTAATTTAAAAGTAGATGGTGGGATTGGTCCAAAGACAATAGCTGCTATGGAAGGAGTTGAATTAAATAGAGTTAGGGCATATAGAGTTAAATATTATGCTGACTTAGTAACCCGCAAACCAGACTTAGAAAGATTTTACTTTGGATGGTTTCGTAGAGCATTGGAGGTTTAAAATGCCATATGTAATTTACAAATCAACCACCGAAAAACCAGCTGGATGGCCTGAAGGTATAGGTTATGAAGATCCAGTTAAAGTTAAAGTGGAATCAACAGTAACTAGATCTTCAGCAGAGACTGCGATGGCAACATTACAAGCTGCAGAGCCAAATAAAGCTTTTGCAATAATAGAAGAATAATTTTTTTAAAATTTTTACTTTAAATATTATTATATTTATAGGTGTAGGGAAATAACTATGTCTATACCAAAATTAATTGATTTACTTGAATTTGATGTTAAGTCACCAAAAAAAATTGGTGGAGTTGTGGTTAAATCAGAAGATAAGGTTTTATTAACAAAAAGATCAGAAAATGCAGGAAAATATCCTAACTTTTGGGCAGTTCCAATGGGGCATGTTGAGAGTGGAGAAAAGTTCATTCAAGGTGCTCATAGAGAGTTTCAAGAAGAAACAAAGCTTGACATTGACATCAATTCTTTAGTATATTTAGATACAATAAAAGATTCTAAATATAATAGAATTGTAAAGTTATATATGATTGAATTACCAAATAAACCCAAACCTGAACTTGATAAAGAACATTCTGATTATGGTTATTATGATGTTGATTCATTACCATATCCAATTGAAAAAGGTATGCGTTATTCTTTGGAATTAAAGGCATGAGTTTACAGAAATTAGTAGAAGAAATAACTAAACCAATAATAGAAGAAGGTATCAATGATCCTGGTATTTTAAAAGCTATATTTCTTGCTGGTGGACCTGGAAGTGGTAAAGGATACGTTTCTAAGGGATTATTTGGAATACCCGATACAACTACTGTATCGGCATATGGATTAAAGGTAGTCAATCAAGATAAAGCACTTACGACATTATTGAAGAAATATGGATTCGGTACAGATTTAGATGATATGCCAGAAGAATTATTTAGACAATTGACTGATCCTACTTATGATGATTATAGTGGGTTGAGAAGTTATGCAAAAGATATAACGGCTCAACAGAAAAAACTTTATATGAATGGTAGACTCGGTTTGATTATTGATGGTACTGGTCATAAATACGGAAAAATAAAAGAACAAAAGAAAGAATTAGAAGATATTGGTTATGATACTTTTATGGTGTTCGTTCATACTGATTTAGATGTAGCACAAAAACGAAATATGGAAAGACCAAGAAAGTTAAGTCCTGAGTTAGTAGAGAAAAGTTGGAAGGATGTTCAGAAAAATTTAATTTCATTTCAAGGATTATTTGGAAATGCTAATTATCTGATGGTTGATAACTCTAAAACTTTAGATGAAAAACAAGCAACCAAAAAATTTAATATGTTGGTTACAAAAGGAATTGGTAAATTCATTAAAAAACCTGTAAAAAATCATCTTGGCAAAAAATGGATTGAAAAACAAAAGATAATGAAAGAGGATATAAAGATTCCAGTAAAAGTTGGCGATACTATATTAGTAGGTAAGTTTAAGAATAAAAAAATGAAGATTAAAAATATAGGAAAAGATAAACATGGAATGCCAACAATAAATGGAAGAAAGGCTGCTACATTTAGAATTCATAAAAGAGTTAATATATTTGATGAAGAGGGGATTGTTGGTGGTGATGGTGTAATTCAAGGAAGTCCATCAAGAAAGAAAGTTAAAAAGAATAAAACTAATTCAATGAGTGGATATAAAAAAGTCAATGAAGCTAAAATTAAAAGATTTTGGGTATTTAGAAAAGACATACCTAAAGTAAATAAACTTCTGTATCATTACTTTGATAAGAATTTTAAATTCGATAAAATTAAGAAACTTAAAGGTAGTGGTAAGGAAGCTGGATTTTATAATGTTGCTGGTGGTTATGGTAAAATTATGAAAGTACTTGATAGGTTAGATAAAGCTAATATTCATTGGGTTGTTCCGATGGGAAATGAATCCGTAAATGAAGTTATACAACCATCAAAGGCATATGGATTTTATAAAGTAGTAAAAGGAAAGAAGATAGTTCAATTTAAAGGTTCTAAAAGTGCTGCTCGTAGTGAATTGAAAAAAGCTAGAAAGAAAGATCCAAAAAGTAAATATCAACTTATTCAAACATATAAAAAAGATGTAGGTGATTTATTTGAAGAAAAGAGTAAAATCAAAAAAGTCATTGGAATATACGGTGGAAGATTTCAACCATTTGGTCCTCATCATTTAAAAACATTTAAGTGGTTAGAAGCACAAGTTGATGAAGCTTACATAACCACAACTGATATAAAAAAACCACCAAGACATCCAATGAATTATAAAGAGAAAGTTCGACATATGGTTAAAATGGGTGTTCCAGCAAATCGTATTGTAAAAGAAAAAATACCTTATGTAGCAAAAAATACTTTGAAAAAATACGACAAAGATACTACAGCAGTTATTTATATTTTCGGAAAGAAAGATGCTGGAAGATTAGCTGGAGGAACAAAGAAAAGTGGTGGAAAAACTTATTATCAAGATTATAAAAAGAATAAAGGTAATTTAAAGGGGCATGAAGAGCACGGATATATAATGACAGCACCACATGTTTCTGTGAATGTGGGTGGTAAAGAAGTGAGTGGAACTGTAATGAGACAACTTTTAGGTTCACCTGAATTTGATTCTAAAGAAAGACCAAAATTATTTAAAAAAGCTTTTGGATATTATGATAAAGGTGTGTATAATATGATGACGAATAAATTTAAAAAGTTGTTTGAATTTTATACACATTTATTCGAAAACACAAATTTAAATACAGCTGGTGAGGTTGATGATGGTCCAAGTTTTATATCAAGTTTAAAATCATATCGTAATAGAGCTGAATTAGAGGCTGGAAAATTGGGTTGGGACCTTGCGAAAGAATTAATTGATGATGAGTATTATTATAGTCAAGATTTTAGTTTTGTTAAAGATACAGAATATCCAAAAGGACCAGTAGATTCCGTTTCATTTGGTCCAGCTGGAGTTCAAGAACCAAGTGCTCAAAATTTAACAGATTACGTTGGTACTGAATTATGGAACAAATGGTTAGATCATATTGATATGATTTTAAGAAATCAAGAATATGAATATGTTGACACTATGGCTAAGGAAAGAAAAGCTATTGTTAAAGATAGTCCAAAGACGGCAAAACAACTTGATGCTGAAGAACCAAAAGAAACAGATGCCAATAGGGGTGATGAAACTCACGATGATTATTCAATTGTAAAAGAAGTAAAGTCATTAGCAGAAGTGTCGAAGAAAGTCAAGATTTGGAAACAAAGATTAATGCGTAGGGGTATTAAGATTCGATATTCAAGAGAAGAGGCAGAAAAAGATTTGGTTAAAAAATATGGTGGTAAGGGACATATAGCGGCTAAAAAGTTTGGGTTTAGAAAAGCTTATTATGCCGTACCGACAGTTGGTAGTAATACACCAAGTGAAAAACCAAAACTTGTAATTAACAAACCAGAAATGGAAAAATTACATAGAGATAAAGAAATAGACAAAGGTAATTTAAAAGTTGTTTATAAAGAACAAATATTGACTGAGGGTGGGGCTTATGGACATATGGCACATCCATTCGATGACAAAGATTTGACTTTTAAAGATTTAAAAAATATCATAGAACGAGGTTTAGGTGGAGAGTTAAATCGTGAAGATAATGTAACGGAAAAACTTGATGGACAAAATCTTATGATAAGTTGGAAGAACGGTAAATTAATTACTGCTCGCAATAAAGGACATTTAAAAAATAAAGGAAAAACTGCTTTGAGTGTGAAGGGTGTTGCATCTAAATTTGCAGGTAGAGGTCGAATTAGAGATGCTTTTGTTTTTGCAGTTAATGATTTACAAAAAGCAGTTAGTAGTTTGAGTAAAAAACAACAAGATAAAATTTTTGGTCAAGGTTCAATATGGATGAATTTGGAAGTATTGTGGCCTAAGAGTGAGAATGTAATTAATTATGATGTTACTCAAATTATATTTCATGGTGCATTGAAATATGATGATAGTGGCCGTGCAATTGGGCAAGCTAGGGATAGTGGACGAATGTTACAGGGAATGATTAAGCAAGTAAATCAACATATACAAAAAAAGTATAAGATAGGGAAACCTAATTTTTTGACAGTTCCCAAACATCAAGAATTTGGTAAAATGAAAGCTAAATTTTTAGGAAAACTAAAAAAATTACAAAATGAATATGTACTCAAAGATAATGATACACTTTCTTTATATCATCAAATGTATTGGCAAGAGTGGATAATGAATGGCGCACATCAAACTGATTATCCAAAAATAACAAATGAGATATTGGTTAAGTTGACTAAACGATGGGCATTCTTCGATAAGTCATATAAAATAAATGATATGAAAAAAGATTTAAAAGAGAAACATCCTAAATTTTTAGAGTGGGTATTGGCTACCGATAAATATGATCACGCTAAAATGGTCAAGGATAATATGAAACCATTTGAAGAATTATTTTTTGCAGTTGGTGCTGAGATAATGAAAAATATAGATGGTTGGTTAGCAGCACATCCAGAACAATCAGTTCAAATTATTAGAAAAAAAGTAAAATCCGCAATATCTGCTATAAAGAGTGGTGGTGATTTAAAGAAGTTAAATAAATTAAAGATACAATTGGATAGGTTAGATTCTATTGGTGGTTTGGATGCAATAATTCCTAGTGAGGGTATTGTATTTAAGTATAATGGAAAGGTTTATAAGTTTACAGGAGCATTTGCACCAGTTAATCAAATTACTGGTATGATGACATTTGATAGATGAGTAATATAGAAAAAATACAAAAAATGGCAAAGGGAATTTATAATCGTTCTGTACAGATTGGTTACGAAGGAAAATCTGTAGATGAAAGAAAAGAAGGTGAAACTTGGGTTGACCATAATAATAGAACTTGGGTTAAAGAAAATGGTAAAAGAAAACAAATTACCAAAATACCACCAAGAGGATTTGATAAATGTAGTGATTGTGAAAAATTGATATTAAAAACACTCGATCAACAAACTTATGATAGATTTCGAAAATGTAGAGTGTGTCAAATGGAGTTTGAAGCTAACCTACATAGAGAAGGTGAATGGAATGAGTGGGTTACTAAGATGGAAGAAAAAAGATGGGAAGCTTTTCTTAGTGATTATGAAGAAGAGATGAAATTATTAGAGAAAAATAAAACTTTACGTTTTGATAAGACTGTTGCAAATGCTCTTGCTAATAATGAGATGAAAAAATGAGTAACATAAAACAAGCAATAAAAAAACAATACTTAAAATGTGTACAGGATCCAGCACATTTTATTAATCAATATTGTATTATTCAACATCCACAGCGCGGAAAGATTAAATTTAAATTATATGATTTTCAAAAAGATGTGCTAAAAAAATATTTAGAAAGTGATTATAATGTTGTATTAAAATCAAGACAACTTGGTATTTCAACATTAAGTGCTGCTTATTCTTTGTGGATGATGTTGTTTCATAATGATAAGAACGTATTGTGTATTGCCACTACAAAAGATACTGCTAAAAATTTAGTTACTAAAGTTCGTATTATGTATGAAGGTTTACCAAATTGGTTGAAAACACAAATTATAGAAAATAATAAATTATCATTAGTTTTTAAAAATGGTTCACAAATAAAAGCATTGGCATCTACTGAATCGGCTGGTCGTTCAGAGGCATTATCTTTATTGATATTAGATGAAGCAGCTTTTATTGAAAAAATTGATACGATATGGACTGCTGCTCAGCAAACATTGGCTACTGGTGGTAAATGTTTGGCAATTTCAACACCTAATGGTGTTGGTAATTGGTTTCATAGAACTTGGTTAGATGCAAAAGATGGATTGAATGGTTTTGAAACAATAAAATTACATTGGTCTGAACATCCAGAAAGAGACCAAAGTTGGAGAGATGAACAAACTAAGATTTTGGGTCCAACACAAGCATCTCAAGAATGTGATGCTGACTTTTTAAGTTCTGGTCGTTCTGTTGTTGATCCAAGAGTATTAGAATGGTATAAAGAAAAGATGTGTTGTGAACCAGTAGAAAAAAGTGGATTTGATAGAAATTTATGGATATGGGATTATCCTAATTATTCAAAACAATATTTAATAAGTGCTGATGTCGCTCGTGGTGATGGGACTGATTATAGTGCGGCTCAAGTTTTTGATTTAGAGAATATGGAACAAGTGGCAGAATATAAAGGACAATTGGGTACTACAGAATTTGGTAATTTTTTAATTGAATTGGCTACTAAATATAACGATGCTCTATTGGTAGTGGAGAATAACAACATTGGTTGGGCTACTCTACAGACAATTATCGATAGGGGATATGAAAATCTCTTTTATCAAGAAAAGAATCATTTGGTTGTTGATGAAGATAATCATCATACAAATCGATATCGAAGTATTGATAGAAATAAAGTTCCTGGCTTTACTACTACAATGAAATCTAAACCTTTGATTGTGGCAAAAATGGAAGAATACACTCGTGAGAAGATGGTTAAGTTGAAGTCAACACGATTAATTGACGAACTTTTTGTATTTATATATAAGAACACAAAGATGGAAGCTCTTGAAGGGTATAATGATGATTTAGTGATGTCTTATTCTATATTATTATGGATAAGGGATACTGCTATTCGTATACAATCAGAGAGAAATGAATTACAGAGTAGTATAGTGGATTCAATTGGAAATTTAAATGAGAGAACACCTATTATGACACCAAATAAACCTAAAGACAATCCTTGGGAAATGGACATAAGAGGTGAAAAAGAAGACTTAAGTTGGTTATTGGGGTAAAAAATGGCAGATAATATTTTTACAAGATTAGGTAGATTATTTCAATCTAGTATAATTTTAAGAAAAACTGATGATGATAAAATTGTTGTAAGGGATTTAGATCATTCACAAAAATCTTTTTCTTCAAATTTTATAGATAGATATGATAGGTTAGTACAAAAAACATATAATACACCGTATGGTTCGGCACAGAATCAAAGAGCTAATTATGAAGTTTTAAAACATGATTTATTTAAAGATTATGAATTTATGGATCAAGATCCAATTATTTCTTCAGCTTTAGACATTTATAGTGATGAATGTACTATTGATAATATTGAAGGGGATATATTAAAAATAAGAACTAATAATACACAGGTTCAAAAAATTCTTCATAATTTATATTACGATATAATGAATATAGAATTCAATTTATGGAGTTGGATTCGTAATTTAACTAAATATGGAGATTTTTATCTTCATTTAGAAATTGTTGATAAATATGGTGTGGTTAATATTAAACCTCTTTCTAGTTATGATGTTATTAGACTTGAAGATCATGATCCAGAAAATCCACAATTAATACAATTTGAACTTGAGCAAGATAGAAAAGAACTTTTAGAAAATTATGAAGTAGCACATTTTAGATTATTATCAGATTCAAATTTTTTACCTTATGGTAAGTCTATGCTTGAGGGTGCTAGACGCATTTTTAAACAATTGATTTTGATGGAAGATGCTATGTTAATTCATCGTATTATGAGAGCACCAGAAAAACGAATATTTAAAATTGATGTTGGAAATATACCACCAAGAGAAGTCGAACAATTTATGCATAAAATTATCAATAAGATGAAAAAAGTTCCTGTTATTGATCAGAAAACAGGTGAGTATAATTTAAAATATAATATGGAAAGTGTAACAGAAGATTATTTCTTACCAGTTCGTGGTAGTGATAGTGGAACAGAAATTGAAACTCTTCCAGGTTTATCTAATAATGATCAAATAGAAGATGTAGAATATTTGAGAAATAAAATGATGGCTGCTCTTAGAATTCCAAAAGCTTTTTTAGGATATGAAGAGGGATTAAGTGGTGGTAAAGCTACATTGGCTGCTGAAGATGTTCGTTTTGCTCGTACCGTTGAGAGGTTACAGAAGATAATTGTTAGTGAATTGATGAAGATAGGTATTGTACATCTTTATACTCAAGGATTTGCTGATGAATCATTAATTGATTTTGAGTTGGAATTACAGAATCCATCAATGATTCACGAACAAGAAAAACTTGAACTAATGAATCAAAGATTAGAAGCTGCAGAAAAAGCAATGGATATTAAATTATTTAGTCGTGATTGGATTTATCAAAATATATTTGATTTTAGTGATGACAAAAAGGCTGAAATATTTGCTAACATAATCGAAGATACGAAACAGAAATTTAGAATGGAACAAATTGAAACTGAGGGTCAGGATCCTGCTGTACAACCAGTAGAATCATCAGATGAAGACGATGAGATGGCAAGACCTGATGATTGGGGTGGAAGTGAGAAAGAATATTTTGGTAAAGATGAACCAAGAGAAGATGATGGTAAAGTTCAAAAAAGACACCGAAGTTTTGGTAAAAGAGAGTTTAAAGGTAAATCTCCATTAGCTCAATCAAAAGCTTCTACAGTTGTTGCAAGGGAAGGTATGCTTTCACTATTAAAAGACAAATTTCCACAAAAAATACCATTTGATAACCCAGATTTACTCTCAGAAGAGAATATAATTGAAGACTAATTTTTTATTAAAATTTAGTTTATATTTATATATGAAAAATTGTATTGATACTATTATAGGAAAATTATGAATAATTTCAAGCATAGTAAGCTGAGAAATACCGGTTTATTGTTTGAGTTTTTGCTTAGACAAGTTACTGTAGATGTTCTCAATAAACAAAAGAATTCTAAAGCTCTAAAGATCATTAAAAAAAGATTTAATGAACATACTGAAGTTGGGAGGGAATTAGCATTATATAATGCACTTATAACAAAAAAGTTTAAATCGGATAAGAAAGCTGATTATTTTTTAGCTGAGGTTTTGAGACAAAGACAGTCTCTAAATAATCCTAAATTAAAAAGAGAAAAATATAATATAGTGAAAGAAATTTCAACTATTTATAATCCAAAAAATTTATTTTCATCAAAGGTTAATAATTATGTTGTCTATGCGTCAATCTATAAATTATTCGAAGGTATTAATACAATTTCAGCCGACGAGAAAACAGAAAGTTATTTTAATATAGTAGAACAAATAACAACAAAACATAGAGTTGAAAATAAATCATATGTTTCAACAGAGTTAAATAATAAAGATATTAGGATTTTATCTTATCGTGTTTTATTGGAAAAATTTAATAAAAAATATTCTAATTTATCTAATGAACAAAGAACTATTTTAAAAGAATATATAAATAATATTTCAAATACAAATAATTTTTATTCAATAGTTGGAAAAAAATTAGAAACTTTGAAGGGTGAATTAACAACAAAAATACCAAAAATAAAAGATAAAGTTTTAAAAATAAAACTTAATGAAGCTGTGAAGTGTATTGATAAATTTTGTACTTCTGAATCTAAAACAGCTGAAGATAAATCAGTAATACAATTGTTGAGATATTATGAACTTGATAAAGAACTCAGTAAAGTTTAAATCATTAGTAAAGGAGATGACTTATCTTTTGCTTAAAAAACATTTGGATGAAATGACTACTACGGCAAGTATCGATGGATATGATACACCTAATGCTTTTAAAGGTATTAGTAAAAAGAAAAAGAAAAATATTGAAAAACAAACTGGATATTCATTTGTGGATGAAGCGATAAGTAATGATGATATGAGTAAAATAAGAGCAACAATTAGAAAAGAGGTATCAGATATCTTGAGAGATATTTGGATTAAACGAACATCCTGGGGAGGAAAATAATGTATAAAGTAGATCCAGACAATGATAAAAAACAAGTACCAAAACAATTGGCATTTCATAACCCATCTTTTGTACAAACATTTGCTACAGATGCTGCAGCTCAAGTTGCTAATCCAGCTAAAGGTACGATGACTTTTAGTTATGAAAACGGTCATGGTGACATATTTGTATATAATGGAACTGCTTGGAAAAAAGCAGAATTAGTCGCAGGTTAAATAGGATAACAATATGAGTAGACAATTATTAGTAGATGTAAGGCCATTTGAAATTTCACCAACTCAAATACATGAGTCTATGGAAAAGAATGATGGAAGGCTTATTGTAAAGGGTGTATTACAAAGAGCCGAATCTAAAAATCAAAATGGGCGTGTATATCCAAGAGATGTGTTGTTAAAAGAAGTTGCAAAATATTTGCAAGAACAAGTTACAGAGAGGAGAGCTTTAGGGGAACTTGACCATCCAGAGAGTTCGGTTGTAAATTTAAATAATGCTTCACATAATGTTGTAGAAATGCATTGGAATGGTGATGATTTGATGGGAACGGTTGAAGTACTGTCAACACCAGCTGGTAATATATTGAAAGAATTATTTAAATCAGGAATTAAATTAGGAATTAGTTCAAGAGGATTAGGTAGTGTTGAACCAGTAAATGAAAAAGAGGGTGGTGAAGATACTGTAGAGGTTCAACCTGATTTTGAATTGATTGCATTTGATTTCGTATCCAACCCATCTACACACGGGGCATTTATGAAACCAGTGAATGAGGGTGTTCGGAAAGAAACTACTAAGTATAGTAAAATAGAACAGATTATTTCTGACATAATGGGGGGATAAAATGCCCTTCAAATCGGAAAAGCAAAGGCGGTGGATGCATGCTAATGAGCCTGAAATGGCTGATAAGTGGGAAAAAGAAAAAAAGGATGAGGCTGCAGAAAGAGATTATAAAGACGAATACAAAAAGTTTCAATCATCAACCAAAGCAAAAAAATATAGAGCGGAATTAAATCAATACAATCGTAAAAAGGGTACTTATGGAAATGGTGATGGTAAAGATGCATCACATAAAGGTGGTAAGATTGCTGGATTTGAAAAGGAATCTACAAATAGGGGTCGTAGAGAAAAGAGTCGTTTAAAAAAAGAGAGTCCTGATTTTAACCCAATGATTGATAATATTTTAGATGAGGTTATTAAAGAATACAGTATAAATGAAGATTTAACAAAACTTCGTGCTTTATATGCTCAAATGGATAAACAATTTAAAAACTATAATCATAAAAAAATAAGTGATTTTAATAAAGTCGATAAATTTCTAAAAACAAAATTCAAAAAAGGTTCTAGTTTACCTGATATTGTTGCTAGTTTTTATAATGATTACAGAGGTGGTGAAGAAATAGGTAAAAATCATAAAAGACTGTTCAAGTATGCCAAAAAGATGCAAGGCGAATCCGTAAATGAAAAAATGGATCCAGAACAATATCACAAATATATGCAATATGTTTTTGACACTCAATTCAAAACACCTGAAGAGAAAAAAATGAAAAAATCTATTATTAAAAAAATAAATGTTGGTCAAAAGAAAAAAGGTTTACCAGTATTTAAAGAATCCGTAAATGAAGGTCAAAAAAGAGATGCTAATAATTTAACTATGGAGTTTTCAAAATCATTCCAAAAATTTACAGTTGCAGTTAATGGTTTAGCTAAAAGTATGACTAAGATAAGTGGTATTCCATCAGACCAAAAAATTATTATGAAAGCTTTTAAGAAGCAAGTTATTCCATTTATTAAGTTAGTTGATAGTTGGAATAAAGGACAACAGAAGAATCCTCATATAAAAGAATCAGATTTAGGACTTACATATAAAAAAGGTAAAACAGTAAAAGTCAAACACAAAACATCTGGAAAAAGTCTTATCATCATAGATAAACCAACTGTAAGAAAAGAATATGAAAAAATAGGATTTTATGCCGAAGGATTTGGTGGGGAGTTAAAAGGAAGTGATAAAAAGAAATTTGAAAAGGCAAGAAAGGAAAATGCAGAACAATTGGGGTATGAACTTACTGGTAAAAGTGATATAAACGAATCTTGGAATCAGATAAGAACTACACTTGCACATATCGTAAGAAAGAAACAACATAAAAAGATTGATGGGTATTTAGTCGATATGAATACAGCCAATCTTATTTTAAAAGTTTGGGACGTACTCAATTCATCCAATAGAAAGAAATTTGAAAAACTACCAATTAAAAAGATGGCTGATGTGGCTTGGAAAATGTCTGCCATACGAAAAAAGAGATAGATATGGCTGAAACAAAAAAAACAACAACAACTGATATGCATATACAGGATCAAAAACATCAAATTAATACTGAATTAATCGGAATTATAAAATTTAGACAATCAAAAAAATGGATGATAAGTATTGCTGTTGTGGCATTGTTTTCTATTATATTGGCACTTATGATTTACTTTATGAGTAATGGCGTTGATGTTCAAGGTGGATGGAAAGAAATTTTACTACTTATGTTAGGAGGCTTTGTTGGTTCATTTGCCAAAGTGATTGACTTTTGGTTCAACAATGCTGAAGATGATGTTAAACTATTAGAACACGCGGATGAATAATTATGGGATTATTAAGTACACTTACTAGCGCTGCCGGAAGTTTATTAGGCGGTGATACGATAAAAGATGTGGGAAATATCATTGATAACCTACATACTTCAGGTGAAGAAAAAGCTGAAGCAAAACAAAAATTAGAAACAATTTTAATTCAAGCTGAACAGGCTGCTCAAGCACAAGTATCTGCTCGTTGGGAAGCTGATATGAAACATGGAAGTTGGTTGAGTAAAAATATCAGACCATTAACTTTGGTGTTTCTTACATTTGTATTTACAATATTAAGTGTATTTGATGGAAATTTACAAATTGCTGGAGAGGATTTTACAATAGGTGCAGCATATGTTCCTGTATATCAAACTTTATTAATGACAGTATATGCGGCTTATTTTGCTGGTCGTTCAATTGAAAAAGTAAAGCAGGTGGCAAAATAATGATAAAATTAAAAGAATTAATAAAAGAGAAAGAATCTATAAATGAAGCTAGTACTAAAACAGGTTGGAAACTATACCATGTCTATGATATTAATTCTAAGTTGTGGAAAGAAATGAAATATGATTTGAGAGACCAGTTCGATGAATTGGTAAAGATTGGAGAAGATTATTCTATATTTCAAAATGCTAAAGGTACTTTTAAGATTTTAAAACAAATCAAAAGATTAATGGATAAGATATAATGATTAAATTAAAAGAACTTTTAAAAGAAGAAAAACAATCATTAAAAGAAACCGTAGACGGAAAACTTACAGTTCATCCAACAGATCCCGATCAAACAGAAAGAAGTTGGGTTAATGTTTTTAAACAATTAGCACAAGGTCATGGACATTATATAGATTATGGTCCAAGAGAATCTTCTATATATGATTGGAATGACCAAAGTAATTATAATGATGCTATAAAAGAATATAACAAACATATGAATAAAATTGCTAAACCACTTAATAAGGCAATTAATGATATGAATAATATTTGGAAAGTTTGGAGAAAGATAGAAGATAAATATCGTAAAAAGGATAGAAATGATTAAATTATCAGGACTCATAACGGAAAAGAAAGAATTGGATTCTAAAACACTCGGATATATTAAACGAATGACCGATACTAACAATCATAATGAAGCTAGGCTTATGTTGGCTAAATCTTTTCTTGGTAAAAACTCACCATTGGTTAAGGGGTATGAGGCATTAAAAGTACTGCATGGTATATTTAATCAAATGAATGAGTTGATGCATGCCAGAGAAAAATTAGATAAGATGTTATTTAATGGTGCTAAAAGAGTTTATAGTAATTATGATGAAATATATAGTTCGATGTAATGATTAGTTTAAAAAATTTAGTCAAATATGTTCGAGAGGCAAAAATTACACCGCCAAAAAGGGGTAAACAGACTCCGTTAGATGCAAAAGTTCAAATACCTGGATTTGGTGTTATGACAAGAAAACAAATGCAAGGAAGTATTCAAAGATATGTTGCTGAAATATCTAAGTATGTCAAAAAAGGTAATCCAGAAGCTGCTTATAATGCAATGTATAAGAGAACTGTATTAAAAGGATTTTTAGAAACCGAAATCAAACATAGTGGAAAATGATCAATTTAGTAGATTTACTAAAAGACCAATCAGGTCATATATCTAAACATAATCCTGCTAGGGCTTTTAAAAATCCTATGGAAGAAGCACCCCAGACATTTAGTTCAGATGAGGCAAGAATTATTTTAGATAAAGATATTAAAAAAATGTCAAATATTTTAGGTAAAGCATCACATCAAATTATTAAAATAATGATGAATGGTGTAAAAGGTGGTAGATATGATGCTTTGGATATACAAAGAGGAATAGAATATGGCCCTATGAATAGAACACATGATGGTGAAAGACCTTTTATGAGAATGCTTTGGAGAAAGGTTCGTGATGGGTTTAGAAGATATTCCCCAAAGGGAAAGCTTAGACGATAATACTTATATATAGGAGTATAGTATGAAAGATATAAAATTATTAGGAATTGTTGAAGACATTGGAGTAGGATTGGCTGATGACAGACCTAAAGTAAATAAATATGAAGTAATTGAAGCAGTAAAGTCATATGGTATGGTTGGAAAACAACTTTATAGTGGTGGTGGTATTTTAGAAGCTGCTACACAACTTGCTAAAATGGCTGAATCGGCTCAAAATCATGTCTTGAGTGAAACTGATGATTGGTTTGATGCTGTATCGATAAAGCGTAATATGAAAGAACTGAAAGGTTTGACAGGTCAATTTAAGAAAACGGCTGTTGAGGCACATTCTACAAATCAACGATTATCTGCTCTATATGAAGATATGGGAAATATTCTTAATCGTTATTATGACATTGATGAAGTTATGGGTGAGGCTGAAAAGGCAAAAAAAGATTATGATGATGATGGTGACTTAGAAAGTCCTGAAGATGAATGGAAAGGTTCAAGAGATAAAGCAATTAAAAAGGCTGGGGGATAATTATGGGAATTTCCGTATATAAAAAATATATGACTGAGGTTTTTATTAAAGAAAAGGTAG